GAAGCCCTGACCTTCGACCAGGCGCAGCTTGGCCGCTTCGGCGGGCTTGAGGTCGAGGAGGCGTTCATCCACCGTCGAAAGGCCTTCCACGAAACCCGTGGTGTCCTTGACTTCGGTGTAGTTGCCCTTGGACTGCGGGATGCCCTGATAGAGCGCGCCCCAAGCCACGCTGGGCAGGCCGGTGCGGATGCTGGTGCGGTGACCAGTGCCATCGTTGCAGGCGACGACATTGGCATCCTTCATGAACGGCGTGAGCTGGGTCAGGGCTTCGACGACATCACCGATGCCGTTGCCGCTGACCTTGAGCGTGTCGATCAGGTTCCAGTAAGAGGTTCCGAGAATTGCCATGAGAAGGCTTCCTTATCGCTGGGAGTCGTTGGGGTAGAGCCGCTCCCAGACGGGGCGGTTGTCGCTTCCGGCGCCAGCGCGCGCGAAAGTGCCGTCCTCGCCAACCATCTGGCCGATCGCGCGGAATGCGCGGATCATGTCGGGGTGGTTGCCAAAGCCGGATTCGGTCAGGGCCGTGCGGAACGGGTGATCCTTGGTGAAACCCAAGGCATCCAGGCCACGCGCGGCCAGGTGTTCGGACTGCTGGCGATTGGCGCCGCCGATTTCGGGATCAGCCGCGAACGCATCGAACCATTCCCGCTTCTGCGCCGCGCCGGCATCGGCCAGCTGCTGCACCAGCGCATCAGTTGTGCGCTGCTGGATCTGCTGGGCGATCGGCAGCAAGCTATTTGCCTGATCGTTCGACAGGCCCAATTCACGCAACACCGGATCGGCAGCCTCGACCAGACCAGCGTCAAGCGTCATGCCTTCCAGCGACAGCTCATACTTTTCCGGCACGACGGGCGCGTCGGCTGCGGGCGCGGGCGGATCGGCTGCGGGCGTGGTCGCGGACGCTTCTTTCGCAGGATCGGCAGCCGGCAGTTCACCGCCCAACACCGACGTGTCAGCAGCCGGCGCAGCGGGTGCAGCATCAGGCGTCGGCGTCGGTGTCGGGGAGGTCGGCGTATCGGTCATTGCGGGTGCGGCGTCGCTCATTGGGCTTGTCCTGTGAGTTGAGAGTTTGGCGAAGGGCTGCGGTGAGCGTGGTCAGGGCCTGCGTGTCGCTGGCGCGGATTTGCTCAGGCTGGCCGGCATGGGCCATGTGCAGCAATTCGAACCCCAGGCTGCGGCGCCCCTCAAGAAAACTGAGATCGCGCGTTAGATGCCCATCGGCTCCGACTTGCTGCCCAAAGATTCCAGCGGCGTGAATCGCGGCACTCAGGAAGCGCAGAAATTCAGGCTGGCGCAGCAGGTGTTCGGCGTCGCGCTGCCCTTGTGTCATGCGGGCAGCATCCGGTTCAGCAGGCTTTGCCCGCCGCCCATATCAGTGCGCGAAAGCAGTTCAGCTGCCGCCGCGCCATCCTTGGCAACCGGGGCCATTGCAGCCGCTTGTTGGGCCTGCTGGGCCTGCGCACGCTGGTTGCGGATATCGGCTACCTGATCGGCCGTGCGGATCAGCTTGGCAGGCGTGCCGGCACGATAGCCGTATTCGTCAATGGCCTCATCGAAATCGATCTTGTCTAGCGCTTCGGGGTGCGCGGCGGCAAGGTTGCCGACGAAGCCGACCACGCGCTCGATCTGGCCGATGCCGACCATGCGCTGCATCTGTTGCAGGATGCTCACGAATTCCACGTTGATCTGCATCCCACCGATGGCTTCGGGCACAGGTGGCAGCATCCCTCCCCGACTCATGATGCCGAATGCGCGGTCGATCGCCACTTCCAGCTTCTCGTTGCCCACGCGCTCGATCACTGGGCCAAGCTGGGTGAGCTTCTCCTCATTGCGCGCGGCGATCTCCTCCATGTTGCGGGGCTGCACGCCGCGCATATTTGTGATCGCGTTGAACAGATCGGCAAAGCTGAGGCCGTCAATTTGCTGCTTGCACTTCTCGATCTCGGCGCCGATCGCACCCACCACCTGATAGGGCATTTCATACGGAATGACGACGCCGGCCTTATCGACGCCGGACGCGGTGACGGTTCGGCCCGGCTCTCCGGTCAGGCGCACGCCGGGCGGCACGATCTTTTCCGGCTTGACCATGGCGTCGATTGCTTCGTTCCGGCGCTTAGTCTGCATTTGCAGTTCGCGCAGAGCCGGCAGAGCTTCCATGCCGGGCGAGACACCGTAGGTATCGCCGCCCACCACGTCCCAGCGCGGCGCCCAGAACGGCTGATCGGAATAGCCCGACACTTTGAGCAGCGAGCCGGAGTTACCGCCCGTCTCCCAGTAGACGCTGCGCCAGGCCTTCGAGCCCAGCCGGCGCGGGTCATGGTCAGGATCAGGCTCGATCGCGTGATAGATTTCGACCGGCTTGTCGTACTGGCTTCGATCATACATCGCCATGACCGGGCGCGACACAGCATCGCCGAACGTGTCCACCGCCTGCTTCACGCTCATAGAGCAAAGCCGATAGAGGGTATCGGGCACCATGGCGTCCGACATGGCGATCCAATATTCGCCGAACGTCAGGGAATGGCAGACGGCACCAACCTGCCAGTGCTCGACCATCACGCAGGCTTCGGTGCCGAACAGGCCCATTTCGCCATATCCAGCCTTCACCGCGCCATAGAAGTTGGTGCGCGCGAAGAACGTGTACATGCGGCGCTCGACTTCCGAGAGCCAAGCGCGCACGCCCGGTTCATCCATCATTGCATCATCGCCGGTCTTGAGCGTGAACCAGGGACGCGACGCGCTCGACAAGCCAGAGGTCATCCCGTTGGTCAGCGTGCGGAACGCCTCGATGCCGTGTGGATCGAACAGGGTGCGGTTCCACTGTCGGCGCCGGCCGCTGTTCTGATCCTTGCTGTTGGACAGGAACCGCGAGCGTGCAGGCTGGGCGAAGCGGGCAATCTGTTCCGCCTCTTTCTCATAGTCGCTGCGTATCGACTTGAGTTCGCCAAGCCGCATTTCGCAGTGCTTGCGGATGGCGCGCGAGCGCTCATCTACCAGCGGCCCAGCCTGACCACGGGTCGAGAGAATAGGCCGGTCTGCCATCAGCCGAGCGTCGCCTTGCTGGTGGTGGGCGATCCCAGCACACCCTGTGGCGACGTGACCATGCCAGCCAAGATGGCCTTGCGCCAGCTGTTGTCAGTGGTCGCGCTAGCCGACGCGCCTGCATCGGGCAGCTTCTGGGCTTGCCGGGCGGGTGGGGTCGGAACGGTGGGCGTGCTGCAGATGGGTGCCTCCTGTCGATGCAGGAGACAGGCCTATGCCGGGTGTTGTGGGGCGTGAATCCCGCGCATCAGTCCAATTCCCCATAGCGCCCAGCTTCATCGCGCGGATAGTTTTCAGGATCGAGATAGCCCGGCATCTGGCGCGGCATCACAGGCTCAGCAAAGGTGCAGGCCAGCGCATCTGCCCAGTCAGGCGAGGGCAGGCCGCGCTTTTTCATGTCGGGTTTGCGCTCGAGCTTCACGCGTGTGTCGTCAGCAGCAAAGGCATAGGTCGGCCCGATCAGGTCATCCCGCAGTCGTTCCTTTTCTGGGATGGCACTGGAACGAAGCCAGGCCCGCATCCGCGTCCACATCTCGGCGCGCTTGTCGGCAGTGGGCACGGTAACGCCCGGTTCCAGTTCAGCATCACGTCCCTTGCCGCCAAACCATACCTCAATCACCGGCGTGTCAGGGATCAGCTGGCGCAGGCGGTCCACCACGGCGGCGCCGATGTTGCCCGCGTCGACGAAGATCGCATCGGGATGCAGGCGTGCAGCTTCAAGGGCAATGTCGCCGGCCAGCGTCATGGCATCGACCTGACCCCACGACTTCCACGGCAGCGAACGAGCATCGCGACCACGGCGGATGGCAAGCACGCTCTCGTCGTCTCCGAAGCGCGCACAGTCCACGCCGAACACGATGGGATCACCGGGCAGTCCATGGGGAATATCGCGCTTCTGTGCCGCCTCCACATCGCCCAGGCTGATGAACTGCATGGACGAGGCCGATGGAAACATGCCGCGCACACGGACTTTGGCGATATCGCTATCCTCGCCATACGTGTCGCATAGTTCTTGCAGGTAGGCCTTGTTGGTGCCCTCGACCGTGCGGCTGTCGATCTGAGCAGTGCGCCACAGGTTGCGATGCTTACCGAAGCATTCGCGGAAAGCGCCCGTGTTCAGCGTCGGGTTGCCGAATGCCAGCCAGATGATTTCAGTGTCGGCATCGGTCAGTGCGCCCAGCGCAACCTCCCACACCTTGTCCGCGATGCCGCTGGCTTCATCGAAGATGAGTACAATGCGGCGGCCCTGGTTGTGCAGGCCGGCGAACGCTTCCGTGTTGTGTTCTGACCATGTAACGAGATCGCAGCGCCAGGAGGAAGACCGCCCGGGCGCCGTGGCCACGATCGAGCGCTTGTTCAGATCGAACCAGTCGGCGGTCAGGGCCATGCGTGCCCATTTGTGGATTTCCGGGCTGGTCTTGCTGTCCAACTGATCCTGCGTGTTCGCCGTCACCACCACGCGGGCGTCGGGACAGGTGTCGAGAGCCCACTTGATCACCATGGAGATGAGCGCGGACTTCCCGATGCCGTGCCCGGACGCGCGTGCAATGCGCAGTGGGTTATGCCGGGTGAGCGGATTTTTGAGGTGATCACGGATTTCGGCCAACACCTCCCGCTGCCAGGTACGAGGCCCGGTCATGCCTTCCAGTTCGCCCTTTCCCCACGGGAATGCATAGAGCGCATAACCAAGCGGATCATGGGTGAAGCCGCCAATATCCGCCGCCAGATCGGCCTTGGCATTACGCGCCATCGGCAGCCCTCCGGCGCGCGGCATCTACGGCGTCGGCCAGATTGAAATTCGACCCGTCGGCGTTGCCGTGCTTGATCAATTCGCCGTACCGCTTCGGATCCCACTTCGCGAGCAGCTTGAGCCGGGCCTCGAAGCGGTGCTTGGCCCGCTGCACCGATGCACCGTCGATGCGGGTTTCCGTGCGATCCTCTCCTGTGGTCGTGGTGACGCGTTCCGGCTCCTCGTCGATGATCGCCAGGGCATCCATAGCGATGGCGTCGAAACCGAGTTCGCGCGCGCGCGCGATGGCCCGAGCTAGCTCATCGTCCCCCTCAGCCCACAGCCTAATCGTATCATCGTTCGCCATCCCCTTGCCGCGACAAATCACGGTAAGCGGCGTTCCTCGACTAAGGCCAGCGATTACCTTCGCGATGATTTTTCCGCGTTCGACCGGCGTGTAAACTTTGCCCATTACCGCCCCCTAAAAAGTTGATGCAACCATGCGCCGAACCGTTTCGATTTCCGAACGGTTGAGAGAGCGGAACGTGCGCCACCATGGCGCGCTGGCGCGACAATCTGACGCAGCAGCCTCTGCTTTCATCACCCGTGCGACCCTGTTGCACTCAACAGTGATGATCGCGCCAATAGGCGGGGGCGGGCACATCACCGATCCCCCAGCAGGTAGCCATTGCGCCGACGCGCCACGCATTCCTTTGCCCGGTCGAGCAGCCGATCGAGCTTACCCAGCGCAGGCAAGCCGCCGAGCATCAGATCCGCGACATGCTCGGGCACCCCCAGTTCAGACAGGGCAGTAAGCAGGGGCCCATCGCTATGGGTGCCACGATCGCGACGCGGCAAATCGGTGCGCTGATCGGGCGGGCATGTGGTTGCCTTACCCGTGGCGACGATGGTTACGATGCGGGCACGGTGGAAGCGCTCAACCGTGATCAGCCCCTTTGCGGCAAGGCGCGCGACAGTTTTCGGCCCCATGCTGCAACTGTTGGCGCCAATCTCGACTTCAATGTCGATGTTCGTGGGGCACGGCTCGCCTGCTTCGGCCGCGTCATAGATCATCCGATAGCAGATGGCCTCGGCCGGCGTCAGACAGGCAGGGCTTAGGCTTTCGCCAGCTTCAAAAAGTTCGGGCTGGTTCACAGCGTTTCATCCTCCCAGGTCGTTCGTGTAGCAATGCGGGCAGCGTGGTGATGGCGCTTGCGCGGGGGCAAGACAGTGACCACAGCCCCGTCTTGGATCACGGCCCGCTGGCCGCGCGGCAGGATCACCGCGCAGGCTCCCATCTTCGCGGCAAGGGCCATGGCGGGCGTGTCGAGCGCGGCCACCACATCCGCCTGGGAAACGTTGGCAACGAACTCCTGAAAGCGAAGGACGGCATTTTTGGTGATACGAACCATCGCGATCATCCCTTCATTTCCTCGATCAGTTCATGCTCGACCATCCTGAGCAGGCCGATAACTTCCGCTAGCGACACCCGCCCGTTCCATTCGCTGATCAGCCCGCGCATGGCCTCGTGCAGTTCCGCCAGGCTGCGATAGGGCGACGGACCGAATTGCCCTGTGACGACGTTCATGGTTGCCCGCCTCCACTTCGCGGTGAGCGGTCGCCCATTGCGTACTTTGCCAGTTCGGGATGCAGGTCGGGATAATCGCCGCGCTTCCAGCGGCGCACCATTTCGTCCCGGTCAATGCCCAGCGCGACATCCCCCAGGAAATTGCCATTGCCTAGGCCGACACGGGCGGGGACCTTGAACAGATCAGGCTGCATCAATGTCCCCCCAGTCCATGCCCGGCGTTTGCGGGATATGAACCTGAGCCTTGACCCGGTTCCGCACCACGAGCCGATGAGCCAAGGCGTAGGCCGAAGCCTGACCACCGAATGCGTGGTCGTTGTCGCCAAAGACCAGAACCTCCCCAATCCCGGCAGGCGGCAGCCACTTTTCCAGCATGGTGGAGTTGAGCGCAGCCCACACCGGAACCTGAAAACGCTTCGCCGCACGGATGGCGGTTTCAATGCCTTCCGCCACGCCCAGGCGCTCGCCCCGCAGCGGGTAAAGCCGAACAGCGGATCCAGGCAGAAGCGTGCCGGGCATCATCGCCCGTGGGCTCTCGATATCCGCCTTGCCTTGTGGCCCGAGGAACGTCCGATGAATGTTAGTCGCGTTTCCGTCCGGACCAGCAACAACCGCCAGCATCGCGGGCAGGAAACCGCCATCGCCAGGGACCGGGCACCGCTCATGGAAGCGCAGGCAGTCAGGGGCTCTCCCCGGCACAGCATCGCGCCCGGCAAGGTAGCGTGAAGCCATATCATCGCCGGTCAGTGGTGACGCACCAGTCCACAGGCGGTTCAGCATATCCACCCGCTGACACTCATCCATTTCGCGCTTGGGCGGTTCAGCAGCTACATGCCCGATTTTCTGATCAATCTCGCGACAGGCGGTTTTGAAGTCCCAGTTGAAATACTGCATGATCAACTTGAAGCCGTCGCCGGCGCCGCACTGGCTGCAATAAAACGTGCCCCTTCCATCCTTGTTGTCGTAACGAAAGCGGTCGCTGCCACCGCACATCGGGCAAGGGCCATGCTTTCCCGAAAGAAAGCTATCCGGAATGCCCAGCAATTTAAGTGTTCCCGTCCACTTTCCGCGAACGAGTTCAGTCGTTTTCATTGTCATCAGCGCGTATCCTTGCGCTTGGCGAACCGGATATCCTTTGCCTTGACGAAGGACAGCACTTCGTCGGTCGGGGGTTGTGGTTGCACCCGCGTTGCAGCACCGCGTGGCCAGACGCCGAACCTGTCTCGAAACGTGTGCGCGACCCAGCCCGGCGACCGCTGGCGCTCCCGTGCGATCCACAGCACTTGAGAATAGAAATTGGCTCTATCGACCGTGCTTTCCGCCTTCGGCGCGCGGCCAGGCGTCACTTCGATCAGATCGCCCTCCTCCGTTTCCAGATCGGATTGGCGTTGACCGACGAATCCACAGTGCGGACATTCCCTGACCTTCGGGGGCTTGAGCGCCTTGCATGAGCCGCATTCCTTGGGCAGCGATTCACCTTTCGTCCGCCCACTGCTTTTGCGCGCCTTGCCGTCGAGAAGCTGCTCATGCCGAATGTCGGTGACGAAGCCCAAGCGAGCGTGGTTGTCGGCGTGGTCGAGGATCAGTGCTTCGGTCTTACCCGGCGCAGTGCGCAATGCCCTCCCGATAATCTGGACGTGCAGCATTTCCGAGCGCGTTGGCCGCGCCAGGACGATGCACCGCACGTCCGCGTCAACTCCCGTGGTAAGCGTTCCGACGTTGCAGATGCCCGCCAGTTCACCGCGCGCCATGCGCTCGAACAGAACCTTGCGCTCGATGCGATCGACGTTGGCGTCGCAGTATCCCATCGGGACGCCCGCACGCTGGAATTCAGCTTGCAGCTTCGCCGCGTGCGCCCGATCCACGGCAAAAACCAGCGTGGGCTGCCCATTCGCGCGCTTGAGCCATGTTTCGACGATATCCGCGACCAACACGGAATCGCTCATCACGTCGGAAAGCTGATCCTGGTTGTAGTCCCCAGCGACATCCTTCACGCCCGACAGGTCCGGATGGCTGGGCGCAAAGACCCGGAAGGGCGACAGGAACCCCAGGTCCATCAATTCCTGCATCGACACCGGCCGGACAAGAACCTGCCAGTATTCCGCCATGCCCACCGCCCACGGCGTTGCGGACAGGCCGACGAACTTCACGCGGGGATACTGCCGAATCCACTGCCGAATGATTTCGTGCTGGATATGGCACTCATCGACGATCACCAACTCGACATCGGGAACGCCGCGCTTTGCCAGCGTCTGAACCGAGCAGACCTGAACCGGCATCTCGTACCGGGTCATCTCGTGGTTGCCCTGCATCACGCCGATTTCGGTTATGCCTTCCGCGATGAAGGCCTCGACGGTCTGGTCGATGAGCGAGATCGCCGGCACCACGAACGCCACCCGGTTGCCCTTGGCCCGCGCGCCCTTCACGATTTCGGCAGCGATGCGGGTTTTACCGGCGCCCGTGCATAGCTCCAGCACGATCCTTGAAGACCCAGCCAGCATGGCCTGCCTCAAAAGGTCGATGCTGCGCTGCTGGTACGAGCGCAACGGCTTGGCAGCGGCCGTGGTCCCGCTGGTGAACAGGGGCAACCCGGTCATGCCGCACCCCGAACGCTGAAAGGCCCTCGCGTGTCAGTACTACCCTGATAGGTAACTTCCTTACCTGGATAGGACCTTGCACCTTCCACCCGCGCGGGGTTGCCTCCCCGTTGCTCCTCCGTTGCAGTTTCGTTGCCACCCTCGTTCAACGGCCGTTGCGTTTCCGCTGCAACGCTCGTTGCCGTTCCGTTGGCTTTCCGGGCGTTCGCAGATGCAATCCCAGCCAACCGCCGTTGCTCGACATTCGACCGCGCCCTGCCCAACTCAGCCGTCATCCGAACGTGTGAAATCCGACCGTCGGCGACGTGGAAGCGAGCCAGGATCGCGGCCTTATGCTTTGCCCACTCGCGCGGCTTGATGCCCAACTCGGCCGCAAGGGAACTATCGCTGGACGGTAATTCACCGCCGCTTTCCCAAAGGCGTTCGATCAGGGCGATGTACATTCCGCGCTGCTCGAAATTCAGCGTGTATTGTTCCGAACGAAAATCGCGGATGTGATAAGGAAACCATATGGTGGCTTCACTGGGCTTTGTCTCGCGGCTCATTGCGCGGCCATCCCCCCGAGGACGATCCAGTCCTCAGCATCGTCTGCTGTCAGGTGGCCATGCTGGTGCGCATGCAGAATACGCGCTTTGCGGACGGACAAGTCCGGCTCGACTTCGATTTCGTCTATGACGACACGACGTGCGAAGGCGCGCCAATCGAAGCTGGCGCCTGACTCCGCCTGTCTCATGCTGTGGCGCCACCCAATGCAGAGGCGGTCGAGAGTGACGAGCCAGCGGTTGAAGCCGGGGGAATGATTTCGTCTGGCAGCAGCGGCACGCCCATGTGTGCAGCAAGGTCGAGGACATCACGTTGCCGACGGGCCGGAATCAGTTCGCGATCCCACCAGCCTTGCACGGTTGTCACGTTTCGATGGCCTAGGGCGCGCGCCACAGCCGTGATGCCGCCTAGCTTCGAGATTACGTTTCGTATGGACATGGGTGGCATAATTACGTTGGAAACGTACGTCCGTCAACGTATGAAGCAAGGCGACCAACGGGAAAATCGCGAATGACTGAAACCACTGGCTCAAAACTGATTGCGCTTCGTTCGCGTGCTGGAATGACTCTCAAGGAAATCGCCAAAGCGGCGGATATGAAGGGGCCATCCAGCGTCCAGGCCTATTTCAGTGCGGAATACAGCAAGCCCCTGACGCCCCCGGTTGCAACGCGGCTTGCGTCCGCAATGGCGGGGCGCGGCGACCCACCGATCCAGCCGTCCGAGCTTTACGAACTGACTGGTTTCGATTGGGCCAAGGGAAATGTAATTCCTTTACGCGCAGAGCAGCCCGGCGCGGATCGTGATAGAGCCGTGCCTCGCAAAGTTCCTGATCCTGACGCAGTGCCGGCCGAGAATCTCTTGACGATGGAAGCGCCGACGTTGCGAGGTCAGCCCAAGGATGTGCCCGCTTACGCCAGCGCGCTGGCCGCCGATCTACAGTTCGACACTTGTGATAATGGCCCTGAGCCGGTGGAAATGACTATCTTCCAAATGAGCGACGTGATCGCGCACGTCCGACGCCCGCCGGGAATTTCCAACGGGCGCGCCGTCTACGTCGTCTTTGTTTCTGGCAGTTCCATGGAGCCGCGTTATCAAGCCGGCGACCCCGTATTCGTGGATCCGAAGCGCCCGCCGGCCATCGGTGATGATGTCGTTGTCCAACTGGTTGCCGACGATGGCGGCGAGATCGTAACCGGCCTGATCAAGCGACTGGTCAAGCGATCGGCGACGTTCCTTGACTTGGAGCAGTATAACCCGCCCATCCGGTTCCGTGTGCCCATGGAGCGCATTGCCCACATTCACCGCGTCATCCCATGGGCGGAATGCTTCGGGATCTAGAAAAATACGCTTGCTCCGTAATTACGCTTGACGCGTATTACGCGTCGTGCCACCTATCTGCCCGTCAGAGACGATCGCCGCAAGGCCGCTGAAACTCTGGTGCGCAGGTAGGGAAACGCACTCGGCCGCCGGACACTCGGGCCAGTTGTCGCCAACCTCCTGCATTTCGCGGGAGATTACCAATGTCGGCTTTTTACGAAGGGCCGCCGACCCATGCGTCGGTAGCCGGTGAAGATGCGCGCCCAGTCGCGCCAACAACATCCAGCTTCAATCCTACCGCTGATTTTCTGGCGGCGATTTCGGAAGATCTGGCGAAGGCCTGCACGATTGCCCGCGCGGTGGAAACAACATTCACCGCGCAATTCCTCGACGCGGAATCGCTGGCATCCGCCGACACCGACGCCCAGGAAAACTTGGAGCAAATGCGCTCCTTGATCGGCATGGCGCTGGATCACGTCACAACCGTTCACAACAAGCTGGACAACGGTTTCGCGCGCCTTGCCAATGGCCGCCCGCGCACACCGATGGCTGATCACGTCGCTCTGCAGCGCGCTGATCGCTTCCAATTATACGTCTCGGAAATGAACCTTTGCGCGGAATTGCTCCAGACCGCAGTCGCGCGCCATGATCATACTTTGATCGAGCCGTTCACCCGGGCACGCGACGCTGCGGTCGAAGCCGTCATCACGGCCCCCGCGACGACTGCATCCGACATCCAGCAGAAGCTGGCCATCATCATCCAACATCAAGGCGACCAGCGGATCTGCGACAGCACCGGCATCGATAGCATCGAAGCCGACATCATCCGCCTCGCCGAACGGGAGGGTCGCTGACATGAGCGCCAACTTCAACCAGCCGCGCGGGCCGATCATGCCCGACGCCATCGACACATATTGGGCCGCCTTTGAAGCGCACAACTCCGGGCTGATCGAAGCCGCCGCCTATCTCGCAGCCTTTCATGACATGCATGATTTCGTGCCGACCAACCCGCGCGATTTCGTTCGCAAGTTCGTCGCTGCCTATGACATGGGTGGGGTCCCGACGGAGGATCGTCGTGAACAGTTGCTGGAGCAGGCGCGCGGCTTGCTGGCGGAAGCCGTGGGCGAGGAAGGGCAGTCCCTGCGCGCCGCCTACCTGACGGCCCAGCGCTTCGAGCAATTCGCACGCGGCGTCTCCGATCGCTATCGCGAACACATCATGGCCCCCGTTCTCCAGGCCCACAAAGACGGCTTCGTTGACGGAAAGGCGGCGGAAGTGGCCGAGGAAGGCTGGGAGCCCCACACATCACTGCACTTCGATGCGATTGAGGCGCTAATCACCACGCCAGCCCCCGACCTTGCCGCAGTCGCGGAGAAGATCGACCTTGGCCGCGCCGAGGGAGCGTTCACCAACGGGAACCGCGCTGACCAGATGATGCTCTGCCTTTCGGACGACGTGCGCCGCATCGCGGGAATGCCCTATGCACGGGCCAAGGGCGCCGAAGCAGCGCCCGCCGCGTGGGAAGGTGCCGTTGCGGAATGGCAGGCCGCGTTCGAGCAGTACCATAGCTGGCAGGGGCCAGACGATGTGCCTCAGCAGTTCTGCGACGCGGAAACGGCTGCATGGCGGAAGATGCTGGACACGCCCGCGCCCGATCATGCTGCACTCAAATTCAAGCTCGACCGTCTGCTCAAGGTGGAGGCCTGCGTAGACAGCACGAACGCTTGGGATGCGCGTGAAGTGCGCCAGACCCTGGCCGACGTAGCTCGCCTGCTGGGAGGCGAGCAGTGACCACTCACAAACAAACCGACATCGTATCCGGCTGGGCCGGTGCGCAAACCGCCCTCCAGCAAGCCAAGACCGCGTACGATCGCCACTGCTGCGAAGTTCATGACCCCGCGTATGAAGCCGGCAAATTCACGGCTGAGATAGGTCGCGAAAATGACCGTCTTGGTCACATGCTGGCCATTCGCGAACACGCGATCATCCAGGTGCCTGCGCCCAATTTTCAGGCGCTTCTCTGGAAGCTGGAACAACTGCGCAAGGTCGCAGAAGATTCGGTCGTTGAAGCCGATGACTTCGACAACCTGATCGCCGACCTTCGCCGACTTTCGGGAGCAATGTCATGAGCTGCCCCACCATCGATACGCTATCCTTCACCAGCGCGGCAATCACCACCATGGGCGCTTGCCCGGTATGGGATGCAGCCATGGCCAAGTATCTCGCGGCTCTTACCCTGTGTGATGCCGATCATGAGTATGGCTGCTACGGCAAGGTCTATGCTCAATACAAGCTTGCCAGCCTTTCACTGGAAGGGAATAATGGCAATAAATGCAATAAGCTGCCGGGTGGCCTCGACGACGCGCAGGACGAAGCCGAGCAGGCATGGGCCGAGAATTTTGCCAAGCCCCAATGGGCCGCGGCTACGGCCCTTGTTGGAACTCCGGCTCCAACGCTGGCCGCTGCGGTGTTCAAGCACTCGCTCATTATGCGCGAAGAAACACCGCAAATGTTCAACGTGCCGTTCGACTGCATGGCAGTGCTCGCGGCCGACTTCGCGCGGCTGACTAGCGACCAGACCGGCGCAGCATGGGCCGCCGCATGGCAGGCATGGGAGGCTGCCAAGAGTGCAGAGGACACCTATCACCGAGAAGTCTGGCAACCCGCTTGCGATGCGGACAAGGACGGTGGCGCGGGCATCCCCAGTCACATTAACGCCGAGATCGAGCGCCTAACCTTGGTGCGCGAGAAGGCAGACGCGGCAATCATCGCAACGCCCGCGCCCGACCTCGGCCAGGCGGTGTGGAAGCTGGACTATGCGCGCCAGCTTTGGGCCGATTACCCCGAAATTCCGGCCAACTGGTGGGGTGCCATCATGGCCGACTTGTGCCGCGTTGCAGGTCAATCGTGATGCTCCCGGCCAAGGAATGGGCAGCAACCGCCCGGCGCGACAACGACGGTTTCGTCATTGACGACACCACCGAAATCGCACCGCCACTTCTCGCCGGTGGATGGTTGCTGGCATGGAGCACGATTGGCGGCAGCGTCACTATCAGCACAGACGGGCGCCATCTCCATCCCTGGGTTATGTTCACGTCGGACACCCACGCGCCGGGGGTTGCCGCCCATCTCATGCGTGAGTTGCACGACACGCCGGGCTTGCCGCGCGCAATCCGGGCTGTCCTCACGGAAAGGCTCAAAAAATGAGCACCCGAGACAACGAAATTCCTGGGGAAGTCCCCGCGACCCAGGAAGCCGCCGTGTCCCCTGCGTCAGGGCGGCACGGCGGCACCGCCATTCGCGCGAGCAACTACCCGGAGCCAATTGGCGTTCCCCCGACCATCGAATGGTTGAAGGTGGAATGGCTGACGGTAGATGAAGCCTACCAGCGCTCTACCGACAACGGCGTGTCAAGAAGGCTGATTGCCTCAATCGCCAACAACTTCGACTGGCGCCTTTGCGCGCCGCTGGTTGTGTCACGCCGGCAGGACCGGGAATTTGCTGTCATCGATGGCCAGCACCGAACCATGGCCGCCAGGCTGCGCGGTGATATTCCGCACCTGCCGTGCTGCGTGTTCAACTATGATGGGACCGCCGAGGAAGCGCGCATGTTCATCATGGCCAACCGCTCGCGCAAGCAGATCAGCCGGCTAGATGACTTCCACGCGGCGGTTGCCGCCTCCGATCCCGACGCCATGGAGATCAACGATATCGTGACCAGCGCCGGCCTTTCGGTTGCGCGGAACACCGGACCGAATACGTGGAAGTCTGGCGAGGTTGGTTTCACCACGTCCATTCGGAACATGGTGCGCAAACACGGCCGAAAGATTGTTTCGGCTGCGCTGGTCAATATTGCAGAAGCCTTCCCGAACCAGCGGCTGAACAATGCCGGCTCAGTCTTCTTGGGACTGGTTCGTATCTTGGCCAATCCACCGGAAGACCTAGACCCCGACCGCCTGGTTACGGCGCTGACGCGCTACACCACGCAAGATTGGGGCAGCTTCGTGATCGGACAGAGCGGCGCCGAGGACCGCGCGCGCGCCATCCAAGAGGCCATGCTTATGGTCTACGAAGACGTGGGGAATGAGCCATGACTAGCGCTAACCCGATGCCGCCGCCACCGGGCGACGGATGGTTCCTTGCCTATGTTCCCAATGCACCAGAGGGCCATAAGACCAGGCCATGGATCATTGCCACTCGTGGGGTGCGCGGCTTTTACGATTGCGAAGGCTATCCAATCGAGCCCGAAGGATGGCTACCGCTGCCAGATCCCCAGCCGGCAGGGTCGGGCTGGCTCTCGTTCGATGGGCATATCGAACTGGACAAGGTGACGCTTCGCGATGGCCGCCCTATGTGGACCGCGCTCTTTGTTCGCGCAGATGGCATTATCGACGGGGACAGGAGCGGCGGCGAACTCTACCCGAACGCGGAAGATGCAGCGGAGTGCATCGCTGAACTGGCCAGAGAGATGGGCATCCCTTTCAAGGGACCGGCTCAAGCCGAGGCAGGATCGGGCAAGGTGCTTCCATTCCATCGCCCGCGCCAGGCGCAACGGCCGGCCACACCAGGGGGCGACAATGAGCGATGAACTCGCCCAGGCCGATATCGATAAGATCGCGCTCGCGGTCGCCAAGGCCCTTGATGTAGCGTCGCGGCCTCGCAAAGACCCAGCGCCGACGCGCGGCACAGCTAACGGGCTGGGCAAGCCTGCTGATCGCCTTATCCGGATCGATGAAGTGATCGAGATTACCGGCATGGGCAAGACATCGATCTACCGCCTGATGAGGCAGGGGCAGTTTCCCCAGCAATTCAAACCGGGGGGCTATGCAAGCCGGTGGAGCGAGAGCGAAATTAGGACATGGCGCGAATCACAACGAGGCTGATATGAGCAGCGATCCGAAGAGCAATCTCGATGAAAAGATTGAAGAGCTCAGCAATGAATTCGTCAGAAATTTGTCTGAACTGTCGGCGCGAGATTTTGTCCGAGAAGGTGTAATCAAAGAAGCTATTAGCAGCGTAATTTGGGGAATATATTACAAATTTCCGGATCAGCGAGAACAGTTTGCTGATTTCATGGAGGACTGGCAACCAATCCTCCGCGATGCAATCAATAGCGAAAGTGCCGAGTAGGTGCGTGACGTTTGCCTGGCTAGCGGCCTGGCCCGGTCGCCGCATACCTGATCGGTTGCCCAAGGTGAATTTCGGGCGGCCAGAAATCCGCCAGCAGCAGTCCGGCCCACTCGCACGCCAGTTCGCGGCGACGCGGCATGTACGCCGCCCGGTTATAGGCTCTCTCCGAGCCCGAAACACCATCGGGGACATGGGCTAGCATCAGGTCGATAATCGCTCGGTCGGGGGACGCGCCCAGGCCGCCAGCTTCCCGCCATTTGCGTTCCGCCCGCTCATTCATCAGCGTGGAGAAGCCAGCGCGGAAACCGTGCGGCACATGGCGCTGGTAATAGCCGGCGCGGATTAGCAGGGCGCGCAGCGTGTTTTCGGATATCGGCCGGTGAGGGTGGCGCTCCCCCGGAAACACAAGATCGAGATCACCGGATATCCCGTGCATTACGCGCAGCACCGCGACCGCTTCGGGCGCCAGCGGCACAAGATGGTCGCCTTCCGCTTCGGCCTTCCTGCTTTCATCCCCCTTCATCGCCGAGGCGGGGATTCGCCATAGCGGCGCTTCCCCGTCCAGGCCCTCAAACTGGTCCCACCGGGCCTGGCGCAGTTCACCAGGCCGGACTGCCGTAAGCGCGAGGAAGCGAAGGGCGAGCTTCGTCCCCGCCCGGCAGCGTTCTGCCTCGCAGTCGATCAGCATTTGCCGCAATTGTGGCAGCGTGGTGACGGCGGGCTGTTTCTTTGCCTTCGGCTTCGGCTGGAGCGCCTTGCCCATGCCGGCCGCAGGATCGCTTTCGGCTAGGCCCGCACCGATCGCATAGACGAAGACGGACGAGATGCGAGAGCGCAGGCGGTGCGCGGTTTCGACGGCGCCGCGCCGCTCCACCTTTTCGAGCGCAGCCAAGACCGTAGGAGTGCGGATGCTTGTAATGGGCAAGCTGCCGATCGCTGGGAAGACATTCGCTTCGAGGCTCGCCAGAACGTCAGCCGCATGGACCTTGCTCCAGCGCTTGCACTGCTTCTCCCACCATCGCCTTGCGACGACTTCAAACGTCGATGAGGTATCCGTGGTGTTGGTTTCGACCGCCAGCTTGCGCTGCACGCCAGGGTCGATGCCCTGGCGCAACAATTCCTTCGCCGCGTCGCGTTGCTTACGTGCCTCCAGCAGCGTGACGGCGGGATAGGCCCCAAGGGCGAGCGTCTTCTGTTGCAGGGCGCCGGTCGCCGCCGATCGATAGGAATAGTTCATTCGCCAGAGCCGGCTGCCCGTCGGCTGCACCTGCAAATATAGCTGGCCGGAATCGGTGAGCCTGTAGGACTTATCCCTAGGCTTGGCAGCCTTCACCTTCGCGTCGTTCAGCATCGCCTCGATACCATAGATCGGCAGGCCCGATACCAT